TGAGTGACCTGCTAGAATACTTTCTTCACCAACATCTATTCCACCCATCTCTACATTTCCTAGAAGTCTTCCCCACTTATCTACTCTATTGTACTGATTCATTTTGATATCTACCACTTTTCCTAATATTTTGTTTTCCAGCCAACCTTGGCTTTCTTTTCCACCATCATCTTTCAACTCAAGTGCTGCAATATTTATGAATCGTAATGGGAAGTCAAAATCCCTATCCTTCCACCGTAATTTTACTGTATCTCCGTCATGCACTTTTACAACTTCCGCAGTAAAATCTTCTCTTATTTGTTTATGCGGGCTGTTGAAGTACTCTTCTGCCATTTGCGAGTTAGTTAACTCTGGGAATTGTTCAAAATCATGCGCCATCGATGAATGTCTCCGCCTTCTTATCCCTTAAGACTGCGATAGCTCTTAAGGCTGCATCCCTCAAAACATTGATTTTATCTTCAGCTTCTGTTCTCGAATCATAGCCACTCATGTCATAGTTAATAACATATATCGCTGCTAAGTTAGAGGCTGCTTCTTTTAATAATCCCTTCACATCAACATTTAGTCCTGAGTATGAATCTGACCAATTGTTTCTTGATGCAACATTAATGAAACTTTCTGCTTGTGTCATAAAGTCATTAATATATGCTTCAACATTAGCTGTTGCTGATGCTCCCTCTCCAGCTTTTCTTTGTACTTCTGCAGTCGTTGCGAATATTCCAGTATCTGCCATGTAATAAGCTAAGCTATCCAAATATTTAAACGTTTGTCTTTTGTACACCACGCTGCTCTAATCAAGGCTTCCGCAATATGCGTATATCTGCCAAAGATTTTCAGTTTTCCATTATGATATTCACACTGAACTGACTTCAATGACATCATCACTTCTGGATCTTTGAGTAAGTCTATTTGTTTCCTTTCCATTAATACTAATAGATTATTATATAGGTCTTCTTTTAGGAGTCTCTTTCTTTGAGTTTCTCTATCAATTGATCTGCTTGCATTGTTAATCGCGATAACTTTCCTTCGAGTTTGCGAGTCATCAAGTAAAGGGTCGAACACTCCCACTCCAAGACCTCCATCATCAATGTATATTCTTTTGTACTTATTCCTTTTGTCGGCATCTTTTATCCTCCATACAGTTTCAGTTAATCTAGTATTTTTACTTATTTCTAAGTCATACATACTTAATTTCTTTTTGTTTGTCATTTGTAGCGATACTAGGACAGTTTCATCACCACCCATTCTCGCTACATCCACACCCAGAAACGACTTACCTATGGGATTCGGAGGAGTCCGTGTGTTCTGGAGGATCATTCGTTCTTCAATTAGTTCAGTAGGGAAGAATTGTAGTAATTCATCTACGAACTCACCCAAATACTCTTGGGCATATGCCATAGTTGACTTAGTTTCCTTTTCTCTAGCTAAGTATTTCTTATCAATCCTAGGGCAATCTTCTGATGAAACATGGAATTGTGTAAAGTTTTCATCAAAGAAGCAGTTGTAAAAGTAAGTCCCCTTACCAAAAGGGGTTGACAAGAGGACAATATCACCATGAGTAGTTGCAAGCATAGGTGTAACAGCATCCCACACTGCTTCAGGGATGAATGCCGCTTCATCTGCTATCAACCTATGTATGGTATAACCCCTTATACCATAACCACTCAATCCAGTGGGTAAACAGTAAATTGTTGAGCCATTATTTAATTTTAACTTAGATTTGGTAGGTCTTTCCTTACCTTTCATCACATATGACTTGTATTTCGTTAATACGTAACTCAATATCTTCTCAAATAATAAATAGGCTTGCCTCTCAGTAGCAGCAATTACCATAACGTTCTTATTCTTGTTCTTTACAGCAAATTCACCACTATCTATAGCAACAACAGTGCTTTTTCCTACCTGTCTACCACTTCTGATACACTTATTCCCTTTTGTTTTTAGGAATTTCTCTTGCCATGGATCTAACTTCATATTTTATTCCGCAATAAGGTCTCTCATCTGGAGAGTCTCTTTGGTATGGACACTTTAGAGCACATCCACAGTAAAGCATCTCATCCTTTAGCCAACCAAATCTTAGCCCAGATGTGTAAATACATGATACAACTACCTTACTTACTTTTGACTCTAGGGTGTCTTTCATCATATTCTTGAATAGTTTTATTCTTACCGTAATGTTTTTCGTATTTAGGTCTTACCATCCTATTTCCTGAAACTCTATTCTATAACATCCCCTCCAGTCTTTCTTAAATGTAGTTATAGTATTTTTATGTTTTTGAGCCTTTAAATTGAGTCTTATTTCTTCCATTAATTGATTTATTTCCATAATCTCCCTCAGCCCTGTGTCTTGCCCGTGCCGATACTTCGTCAAGCTAGGTCTCACGTTGGAAGACTACCACAGGTTTTACTTGTCCGACTTTTAGCAGATTTGCTTTTTGAAAAATCCATTGCCTGACAAGTGCTGTTTAGGGTTTCATCTTAACCACTCTATAAAAAACTTAATAGTTAGTAAGATCATCAACACAGTGATTACGCCTGTTAATACATATACAGATATATACATAGCTTCATACATCTTTCCTTACCTCTCTCTTTTCTTCTAATGAATACGCATTACCTACTTTGAACTTCTGGTATAGCTCTTCAACCTTTGATTGGTAAGCTCTCATCTTCCTATGAAGTATGAGAGTATTGTCATACTCCTTTACGCCTTTTTCAGCTAATATGATAGCCATGCCCACCCGTAAAGCCTCACTATACTTTATATTGAATTGCATAGCTAGTGCTTTAAACTCAGAGCTTATTGTTGTTGTTACTTTTTCCATAAGAATAGGATATTATACTTACTTATAAGTATATACTATACTATACTACATACATATACATATAATAGTATGTATGTATAAGAAATCGGATAGCTTGAGGCTGTTTTCAAAGTACGTATAAAGTATGTATTTTATATAGACACCTTCAGCCCTCAGGGAGGAAT